GCTCACGCTTTGAAGCTTTTTTACCTTGCTCATAACCTAACGTATGCCATCTTGCAATCCTATTCTCAACAGGCTCTTGCTCAGGTTGGGCGAGGAGTTCTTCAAGTTCTTTTCTTAAATCATTTTCTAATAAGCTAGCGTATCTAAGCTTTTTTAAAAACTCTCTTTCTTTACTCATAAGGTTTTCTCCACTCAAAATGTATGTAGTTTTCTTTTAGCTTTTAAATAAGCCAGTAGTTGAGTCATAAGATAAGACTTCTTTTAATCGTTCTTGCGTAAGCATTTTGACAATCCTTGAGTAAGATTATGAGCTGAAAGGTTGTGTGCCAATGGACACTCAATCCATTATTCAACCGCTAAGTCTAGGCACAGTTTTAATTATACTTTATTTGTTTTTAATTTTCATAACAATCCTCTAATTCGATATAATCACCAATTCTAGGAACATTACTTCCAAAATATTTAATATATAAATCAAGCAGATTTATTGCGTCATTCCAAGCTTTTGGAGCATCTTTAGACTCTGTTTTTATTGGTGACAATGTACCTGTTGATACGCCTGTTAATCTTGATATTTCTATTTGTGATAAACCTTCTTGCTCAAGTTTTATTATCATTATTGCCCAATCAAAATCCCTCTTCACAGCTTTCTCCTTAGTTCATTGCAATATAACTCTATCTCCTTATTTTTACGCATAAACTCCACAATCTGTGCAGCCATTCCAGTTAATTTAATTGGCTTAGGTTTTTTCATAAATGCACATGATTCTCTTGCATAGGGTAGCCACTCCATAATTTCATCTCGGTTATATAAAACCGTTCCATCAATATAAGTTGCTATATGTTTAGGCATACAATATTTTGGTTCTTTACTAATTCTATCCAGTACAAGTGCAGTAACACCAATTAATTTCATTATCTCTTTCTTAGTAATGTTATTTTGACTTACTGTAACAACAATATTCAATTTTTTAGCTCTCTGTTTAGCTCTAACACGTTCATTGATATATTTCTTATTCTTATGGTAATACTCCAACATTCTTAGTCGCTGTTTCTCTTTCCGTTCTTCTGGTGTCGTCATTGTAACCATGCCTCCAGAGCTAATATAAATCCTGCTGCCAATAAACACCAAATTTGTATTTCTTGGTGATTGGTAAATGTATGTACTGGTTTATTTTTATAGTCTTTCATAATATTATCCAAAAAAATGCCCTACCGAAATAGGGCGAGTGGCTGCTTCCCTTCAGGAATTGCAAATTAAGTTATTAGCTTTCCAGTCCATTGCCTTTTGAACTAAAAGATTAATACTGGTGTACTTTGGTGATAATGTTGCGTTCTCTAGCAATCCAAATAGCTCAGAACCGTCTGTTTCTGCGATTTGAGCGTTGATTAGTGCTTGGCAATAGTCCACAAAGGCTTGTGCTATTAAAATACCGCCAAGCGATTGATCTATACGCATATCTGTAATGATTTTATCAAATTCCTGTTCCATTAGAACTCACCTTTGTTTGGTGTTACAAATGAAGGAACGTTGCTTGGAAGCTCTAAAACTTGGTAGATTTGTTCTTCACCTTTGATGTTCTTTTGGATAATAAACGCACCTGATCTGGTTTTGTGGATTACGCTAGATTTGTCGTTATTGGTGTATGTTGCGCCAATAAACCCGCCTAATGTAAAAGCAGATAGGATTAATATAATTGCTGTTTTATTGTTCATATCGTTCTCTTTATAGTTATAGTTAATGCCACATCCTTGTGGCGGTGGTTTAAATTTATTTAATATCCAGGGCAATCTGCTTGAGTTTGTTCATAAGCATATTCAAAATGATCTTGATCTTCTTCCGACCATTCTTCTTCTGTTAAATTAGCGTACTTAGCTTTTAATTCATTTATTATTGCCCATGCTCTACTTTGTCTTGACTCAGGATAATAAGTTTCTGAATCAACCATGTCTTTTAACCAAGTTGTTGCTTCATCTTCAGTATTCATTTTATTCCCCTTTATTTTTATTTATTTGTTTGTAGGGTTAAATATTAATCAATTATTTATCGTTTTGCAAATATTTTTTATCTTTCCAATAAATAAATGCTTCATATGCTCCAACATAACCTAATCCAATACAAACGAAAGCTCCCTGTTTCTGGGCTTCCAGTAGATATTCTTGTTGTCCATCTTGCCATTTTGAACGTGTATGATCTTGGCGTTTTAATTCACAAACGAACGCAACGCTTGCAGGAATAATAATATCTGGTGCGCCTTTCACCATTCCTTCACTCTTTTGTTTAGTTGCCTGGTAGAAAGTTCGCAATCCTTCATTCCTAATGTGCGTAGCAATCTTTCCATAACTATCAGGGTATTCTCTCCTTAACTTTGCAAAAAAAGTTACTGCTTCAGCAGCTTCAGAAGGACATTCACCTCTAAACTCTTTATTTCCAAAAACTTTTATATCATTGTGGAACTTCATCAGCTGTCCTGTTGTAATCGTATATCCTAAAGAAATCACCACTCTTTTTATAAGTGATAGTATTTGGTGTTGTAAATCCTCCGTCAGTAAACTTCATAAAAGCATCGTAATGCTTTTGCATTTTCATCGTAAACCACACTGGGAATGACCTATATTCAGTTATAAAATCAACTCGCAAACACTCATTTCCTGCTTTGCTTAATGTAGGTATTGCACGCATTGCAACAACTTTGTCAGTCTGTATTTGTGTCGGGTCTTTCTTTTTCATTTGGAAGTCTGCCACCAGACGATCATTAGGGTTTATTAGTTCGTGCTTACAGCATGAGCAATACCTTGCAGTTATATCGTTCTCAGAATCGCATACCTCGCATATTTTATGCGTATAACGATAAGAGCATTGATTATACTTTCCTTTTATAAGTTTATAACCTTGACATCTTCTTCCCCAGTGAGCTGGCATAGCTCCGTATTCTGTTTCTATCTCATTGCCTTCTAAATCTATAAAATAACCATGTTTATTTATACTAAATTTTTCATCATTCTTTTTAGCAGAAAATTGATTAACGCATTTACATTCAGGACATTCAGAAATAACTGGCGACAATTCTCCTTCAGATTTAAAAACAGATTTAATCTCTGGATTAAACAAATCTCCATCTGGAAAGTGCATATCAATGTTTTGAGCGTAATCCAAAATCAAAGCATCTTTTTTACCTTCATGTATTCTTACTGATCTACCTATAATTTGCCCAAGAAGCGCACTAGACTCTGTTTTTCTTAGTAAAGCTATAACATCTACCGAGGTACAATCAAAGCCAGTTGTCAACGTATCAACAGACACTAAATATTTAATTTTTTGTGCTTTAAAGTCTAAAATTATTTGTTCACGTTCTTTTTTATTTGTCTTGCCTGTAATCATTGCAGATATTACTGTTGGCAATGATGCAAGTATTTCTTCACAATGCTTTATTGTTGCACCAAAAAACATAATGCTTTTTCTATTTACAGATTGATTTACAACATCAGAAACGATCAATGATGTTTTTCTACCGTGACCAACAAAAGCAGCATCTATTGTTTTATCGTCAAACCTGCCAAAGCTATTTAGCTTTAATCCTGAAGTATCATAAGATGCTGAATTAATCTCCCCAATAACAGGTTTTGTAATATAACCATGCTCCAATAAATATCTTCCTGATATTTGGCATATCAATTTATAGAAATAAGGGTTTTTAGCAATCGCTTCTGGTATTGGTTTATCGTTTAAATCAAGTTTATAAATATATCCAAGTCCTAACTTAAAAGGTGTGCTGGTTAATCCTATTATCCTCAAATTAGGGTTATGACTTTTTATAGTATCAATAATATTAAATATGGTTGGTGTTAATGATTCATGAGCTTCATCAAGTATAATTGCACCAAATTGATTACCAAACCTGTGTATCTTATTAGCTACTGTTTTTGGAGTTCCATAAACTACATTATGCTTTATGCACTTAGTTCCAAGTGATGCACTAAATATTGAGCATTGATTACCAGTTGCTAAGTATTTTTCAATGTTTTGCTGACAAAGTTCTTTTGAAGGTTGTAAACATAAAACTTTCTTACCACTAAACTCATGTATTTTTCTAGCAAGTTCTGCAACTATTAATGATTTTCCTGCTGCCGTAAATGCTTCAATCAAACAAGGTTCAGTTGATATTTTTATATGCTCAAAAGCATCATTTACGGCTTTATTTTGGTAATCTCTTAGCTTAGGCATAAATAAATAAAACTCCTTTGCATTTTCTATTTTCTTTTATAGCTGTTAAAACTGCTGTTCCAGTTGCATTTATTGATTTTCCAGCTTCTTTTGATGTATTAAATATGTTTCCACTTTCATCAAGTATTTTTTTTGTATTTAAATGATTTTCTCCTTTGCAATATCCTTTTAATTTATTTGCTTTTTCAATTCCCAAATAACAAAAAGTTAATCCATTAGCAGTGCCACCAAATCTAAGAGCATAAGAAATATTGCCTTTTGTATATTTTTTTTTAGCATCAACAATAGTTTTAAATACTTCATTAGTTTCTATACATCTTATAACTCTTGAATTATAAGTTATGTTATTATTTTCAAATCTTCTTTTGGCGGAATCAGATATTTTTTTTCTTGTTTCATCGTTTCTTTTACTTCCAAAATTTGGGCTATCTTTTCCTTTTATTCCAAACAAAGGATGTCCGCATCCGCTTCTTGTTTCTTTTAAAAATTTTGAAATATATTCTTTGGCGTATTTATACGAATTACTGCTATATCTAGTTTTTCCGTTTCCAACTGGTTTTGTCATACAAAAAAAAGCAAAAATCATACTTTTATTTTTATGTATTTTTAACAAAAGCCAATGAGCTATAAAATGCTCTCTAGCAGTTAAAATTGCTATATTTGAAATATCATTATTTCCACCCATGCTTTTTGGAATAATATGATGTTTTTCTGTATAACAATTTGGTTTTTCTCTGTTTTTTGAACAAAAAATTATTGAATCGTATATTTTTTGATAATTCATGACGTATAACTCCAGTTAAGCTATCAGTAGAAGGTAATGCGCCAATCCTTACTGAAGGGACTTATCGGCTGGCCAGCCTAGACGCATAATAATTATATCATATCCAATCTATAGCTGCATCATGTGCTTGTTGTTGGTATGGGCGGAGTTTCATTTTAAAAGCCAATAACTAATTGGATCACCAGTGTAATCAGTGAGATCAGCATTAGGTAACAGTTCTTTTACTGCTTTAGCATATGATATAGAACCAGCTTTGGTAACTTTAGTTAGTTTGTGACCATTGATATCGCTATCCTTGCCATCAGCAAGTTTAACTATTTCATCCAACAATCTTTTCTTTTCTGCTTCAAGTTCTTTTATCTGCTCTGCAATCATTAAATAACGATCAACTTGACCTTCGCATCTAACTTGTTGACGTTTCTCGTCTAAATACTTTTGTGCTTGTGGAAGTTCACGCTCAACAAGATATTCATTATAAAAATCTTTTAGTTTTGGTAGGTATTCTTCAATCGCAAAATCATTAAACCAAACCTCTTCAAGCATGTATCCGTGTGCAGACCATTGATAAAAATGACACCATTGTCTGCCAGTTACAAGAAGTTGAATCTGTATTTGTAGCCAATAATGAGTTTGGTAGTCAATGGACTTAAACATTGGTGGATTATTGTCACGCAAACCATATGGGCATTTAATCTCAATTAAACCGTCAGTATCGATCAAACCATCTGGTGATGCTCCAAGCCAGTCTTCATATGTGTGAAAGCCAGTAAGCTCCACTTTTTTATCAAATTTTAATTCATAGTCAGCAAGTGCATTAGGCTCGTTATACGTTCCATAGCTAGTCGCAACATTACCGGTAAATTCACTTGGGTAGCCATGATATTGACGCACCATATTACGCATAACATCTTCACGTTTCATGAAGGGAGATAACCCTAAGATTGCACCAACACTTGATCCAGTTACACGACCTTTGCGTTTTTCAAACCATTCTTCTGTACGTTGTTGTTCCATAAATAAATATCCTTATATT